ACCGCAACACCTTTTTGTGCAAGATTACTAATTTGTAATGTTAGGGGTGATTTGTGGGCGTTTTGGGTGAAAAGCTAGGTAACAAGCGACCAGGAAAAAACCCATGTTTTGCGGGGCTGTAAGCGTGGCGGATCAAGGGGTTAGTTGGTGACGCTTGGCGGATTGTCTAATTATTGCTGTTATTTTTAAGCAAGAAAAAGGTATATATATAGATATGTGCATATCCCCTGTGTATTCTGGCCGCGACTGAAAACAGGCTGCCAAGACCGCCAATCCGCCAAGAAACACATTTTGTTGCGAACCAGGCGCACGCGCATTCTTGGCGTTCTAGGTCGTGACATAACCAGTCGGCTAGCGACCTGCTATGTCGCTACCCAGAACGCCCAGCAATGACCGCGCAAGCTGGCGCGCCAGCCGACCAGGTGTTTTGTCGCCAAGGACGCCAAGCCAGGGCAAATGACCGCGCGCAATCCTGCCAAGGTCGCAGCCGTCGGCTTGCTGGCGAAATCTGGGTGGGGGGGGTGGGGGCCGACGGACGCGTGACTGTCACGGGCAGGGTTCGCAAACAATTTTTATTTTTTTTGATATAACCCCACGCACACAATTTTTTGCATATTGCCCACGTCACCCGCAACGGTTACTGTCGCGCACCATGAGTTTCTACTCTCTGCCTTTTACACCTGAACGGCCCGAAGCAACCGAGGCGCGGTTGGAGGCCATATATGCAGCCGCGCGCTATGGCCTGAAGGGCGACAGCCTGGCGATGGCCGCTGGCCTGACGCCTAGCCAATACCGACGCCTTCAGGAGTTTGACCCGCTGGTCGAGATGGCCGAGATGAAGGGCCGTTCCGAGGGCGAGTTCAACGCCGCCAAGACGCTGTACGACGCCGCCGCCGCGGGCGACGCTAAGGCCGCGCTTGACATCCTCAAGCATCAGCATGGGTGGGTGGCCAAGCAGCAGATTGACGTAAACATCGACCAGCAGATCAGCATCACGGGCGCTTTGGAGCGCGCGCAGACGCGTGTGATTGAGGGGCTGTACACGGACGTGACGCCTATAGAGGACAACACCAGTGCAACAGCCAATCTACTCAGCAGCAGAGGAAATGGACTTAATGAGTCGGCTGTGGTCGCCGACTATCAAGAATGACCCGCTGGCGTTTGTACTGCTGACATTTCCGTGGGGTGAAAAAGGTACGCCGCTGGAGAACTTTACCGGCCCGCGCAAGTGGCAGCGCGAGGTGCTGGTAAATCTGCGTGACCACATCAAACAAAACGACGGTAAGATTGACTACGACACCATGCGCCTAGCGATTGCGTCAGGGCGCGGTATTGGCAAGTCGGCGCTGGTAAGCTGGCTAGTGGTGTGGATGCTGTCCACGCGCATCGGCTCAACGACCATCGTGTCGGCCAACTCCGAGGCGCAGCTTCGGTCGGTGACCTGGGCCGAGATAACCAAGTGGCTGGCGATGGCCATCAACAGCCACTGGTTTGAGATCGCCGCCACACGCATCATGCCCGCGAAGTGGATAACGGAACTGGTCGAGCGTGACCTCAAGAAAGGCACGCGCTACTGGGCCGTCGAGGGGCGGCTGTGGTCGGAGGAGAACCCAGACGCATACGCAGGGTTGCACAACCACGATGGTGTGATGCTGATCTTCGACGAGGCCAGCGGCATCCCCGACAGCATCTGGTCGGTCAGCGACGGGTTCTTCACGGAGAACACGCCACACCGCTTTCATATCGCGTTTTCCAACCCCCGGCGCAACACCGGCTACTTCTACGAAGCGTTTAACAGCAAGCGTGCGTTCTGGCGCACAAGCAACATCGACGCGCGGGATGTCGAGGGAACCGACAAGAACCTGTACCAGCGCATACTCGACGAGTACGGCGCGGATAGCTACCAGGCCAACGTAGAAGTCTATGGTCAGTTCCCGTCAGAAGGCGACGATCAGTTCATCCCGGTCAATCTGATCGACGACGCCATGAAGCGCCCCCGGCAAAAGGACGAAACCGCGCCCATCGTCATCGGCGTCGATCCGGCACGCTTTGGATCGGATGCTACCGTCATCGCGGTGCGGCAGGGCCGGGACATCATCGACATCAAGCGGTTGCGCGGCGCAGACACGATGGAAGTCGTCGGTCACGTCATCGACGCCATAGAGGAGTACAAACCCGCGCTGACCGTGATAGACGAGGGCGGGCTGGGCGCGGGCGTCGTGGATCGGCTGAAGGAACAGCGGTACAAGATCAGGGGCGTCAACTTCGGCAGTAAGGCCAAGAACCAGATCATGTGGGGCAACAAGCGCGCCGAGATGTGGGGCGCGATGCGTGACTGGCTTAAGACAGGCAGCGTGCCAGCGGACAGGTTCCTGAAGTCTGACCTGATCGGGCCTAAGACAAAGCCAGACAGCAAGGGTACGCTGTTCCTTGAGTCGAAGAAGGATATGCGTTCGCGCGGGCTGGCGTCGCCAGATGCCGCCGACGCCATCGCGGTGACGTTCGCGTTCCCTGTAGCGTCACGCGAAGGGCGCGTTGACAACAAGAGAACGCGCGCGTATTCTCCCAGCGGAGTTACTAATTCTTGGATGGGTTCTTGAAATGGCCGACAAGAAAAAGTCTGTTTCATTGGCCGTGGGCCGCGGGGAAAAGCTGCCCGTGTCCAAGGGCGCGGGACTGACTGAGAAGGGCCGTGCCAAGTACAACCGGGAAACCGGGTCAAACCTCAAGGCACCAGCGCCTAGTCCTAAGACTAAGGCCGACGCAGGCCGCAAGGCATCATTTTGCGCCAGGATGGGCGCGGTAGCGGCTAAGGCCAAGGACGGCGAACGTGCCAAGGCCAGCCTTAAGCGGTGGAAATGCTGATGAAGAAGCCAGGTTTGTACGCTAACATCAACGCCAAGAAAGAGCGGATTGCCGCTGGTTCTGGCGAAAAGATGCGTAAGGTGGGTGCCAAGGGTGCGCCCACGGCAAAGGCGTTCAAAGAGAGCGCCAAGACAGCTAAGAAGGGTAAGTAATGCGCCGCCCAACTCCCATGAAGATGCCCACCATGAAGATGTCAGCGGAACCAAAGATGCCCAAGGCCGAGACAGACGCCATCCCGCTGGCGCGCAAGCCTATGCCTACCGCAGGCGGCAAGGACATCATCAGCATCACCACGCGGATGCGTGAGACGCCCATGAAGAAGGGCAAGTAAGATGCCTTTGGTCAAGTCGGCAAGCAAGGAAGCGTTCCGCAAAAACATCAAGGCGGAAGTAAACGCTGGTAAGCCGATCAAACAAGCTGTAGCGATTGCGTATTCGACAAAGCGCGCCGCGGCTAAAAAGGGTCAGAAGTAACATTATGGCTGATCCTACAGGCATGGTCGCGGCTGGAAAAGTTGCAAACGTAGGGTCTAACCCGGCGAAGTCATCAAAGGATGACGACAACAAGATGGCTACCATGCGCCACCGGCTTCAGATGGCGCAGTCGGCGTACTCCGACAGCCGCGAGGACGAACTGGACGATTTGCGCTTTATGGCCGGGTCGCCAGACAACCAGTGGCAGTGGCCCGCTGACGTACTGGCAACCCGCGGTGCGGTGCAGGGCCAGACGATCAACGCGCGCCCGTGCCTGACGATCAACAAGCTGCCGCAGCACGTCCGTCAGGTGACTAACGAGCAGCGCCAGAACCGCCCCAGCGGTAAGGTCATCCCAGCGGATGACAACGCCGACGTTCAGGTGGCAGAGATTTTCAATGGCGTCGTGCGGCACATTGAGTATATGTCGGATGCCGACGTAGCCTACGACACCGCCTGCGACAACCAGGTGACCTACGGCGAGGGCTACATCCGCCTGCTGACGGAATACTGCAACGACGAGACGTTCGATCAGGACATCCGCATTGAGCGGGTGCGCAACTCGTTCAGCGTCTATATGGATCCGACGATCCAAGACCCGTGCGGCGCGGATGCCGAGTGGTGCTTCGTCACCGAGGACATCCTGCGCGACGAATACGAGCGTATGTTTCCCGACGCATCGCCGATCAGCACGCTGTACAGCCAAGGCGTCGGCAACGACGGCCTGTCGTCGTGGCTCCAAGAAGACACGATCCGCATCGCGGAATACTTCTACAACACCTACGAAAAAGCCACGCTGCACCTCTACCCAGACAACCAGACTGCGTTTAGCGGCACGCCGCAGGACAAGCAGCTTACGGCGATGTTTGGTAAGCCTATCCGCACCCGCATCGTTGACCGCAAGAAGGTCATGTGGATGAAGACCAACGGGTTCGACATCCTCGACGAACGCGAGTGGGCGGGCAAGTGGATTCCTGTCGTCCGCGTCATCGGCAACGAGTGGGAAGTCGAAGGACGCCTGCACATCTCTGGCCTTGTGCGTAATGCCAAGGATGCCCAGCGGATGTACAACTACTGGACGAGCCAAGAAGCCGAGATGCTGGCTTTGGCTCCAAAAGCACCTTTCATTGGCTATGGTGGCCAGTTTGAAGGGTACGAGATGCAGTGGAAGACTGCCAATACGACCAATTGGCCGTATCTGGAAGTCAATCCCGACGTGACGGACGGCGCTGGGTCAGTTCTCCCCCTGCCTCAGCGCGCGCCTCCTCCGTTGCCTCAGACCGGCTTGATCCAAGCCAAGATGGGGGCTGCTGACGACATCAAGGGAACGACGGGGCAGTATGACGCCTCGTTGGGCATGGCGGGCAACGAACGCTCTGGAAAGGCCATCCTTGCCCGCGAGAAGCAGGGCGACGTTGGCACTTACCACTACGTCGATAACTTGGCCCGCGCGATCCGCCACATCACCCGGCAGATCGTCGATATGATCCCCAAGATTTACGACACGCAGCGCATCGCCCGCATTATTGGCATCGACGGCGAAGTCAGCATGGTCAAGTTCAACCCCGCCCAGCCTGAGCCTGTCAAGGAAATTCGTGACCAGAACGGCGGGATGATTGAAAAAATCTACAACCCCAGCGTCGGCACCTACGACGTGATGGTTACGACTGGCCCAGGCTACATGACCAAGCGTCAGGAAGCCTTGGACGCCATGAGCCAGATTTTGCAGACCAACCCGCAGCTTTGGTCGGTTGCTGGCGATCTGTTCATCAAGAACATGGATTGGCCAGGCGCTCAGGAGATGGCCGAGCGGTTCAAGAAAATTCTTGACCCGAAGGTTCTGTCGGAAGGCGACCAGTCGCCCGAGATGGCTGCTGCTGCACAGCAGATGGAAGCCATGACGCAGGAGATGAACCGCATGACGGACATCATCCAGAACGTGCAGGACAGCGTTGCCCAGCGCGAGGTGGACATCAAGGAGTACAAGGCTCAGGTAGACGCCTACGACGCCGAGACGAAGCGTATCAGCGCCGTGCAGAACAGTATGTCGCCCGAGCAAATCCAAGACATCGTGATGGGTACCATTGCTGCGGCTATGGATACCGGCGATCTGATTGGAGGCGCACCTGAAATGCGCGAAATGCCCAACATGGAAATGCCTAAACCCGCAGAAATGCCCGAAATGGGGGCTATGGAGCCTCAAATGCCCGAAATGGCACCTGAACAACCCCCCGAAGGAATGATGTAATGGCTGGCTGCGCCGATTTTGTAGGTATGCTGTTTCTGGCGCGGGATGTAGCCCATTCTGCGCACCTGAACACCCGCAGCTACGCCAAACACATCGCTTTGAACGAGTTTTACGACGGTGTTATTGACCTGGCGGACAAGTTTGCAGAGGCCTATCAGGGCAAATACGGGCTGATTGGCCCTATCTCGCT